GTAAACAAGAAAAGTTTGTTAAAGAGCTTGTCTCTAATGATGGTATGATAACCATGAGAGAAGCTGCTATAAATGCTGGTTTTCCAGCTTCTTCAGCTCATACAAGAGCTTATGAAATGACTAATCCTGAAATCTGTCCCCATGTTGTTAGAGCAATACAACTCTATAGAGATGAACTGGATGAAAAATATGGCGTTAATTACAAACGACATTTAAAAGATTTGCAGACAATTAGAGATAGAGCTTTGGAGAATGGTGCATATTCAGCCGCTGTTCAGGCTGAGTATAGAAGAGGACAAGCACAAGGTAATATCTATATTAATAAATCTGAGATTAGACATGGCACGATTGATAGTATGTCTAAAGATGAAGTAATAAAAGCTCTCAAGGAGATTAAAGATTCGTATGAGCCAAAAAGAGTTGAGGGAGTTATTGACCACGAGGACACCGCCTCAGCCGAAGAAGGAAAACGGCTTCTATCAGGAGATCAAAAGAGCAGTAGAAAAACTGCCTAATAATATAATCCTGACAAGAATAGAAAACTGGATGACATTAGGCATACCTGATTTACTTGTCTGTGATGCAACAGGTAAATTTCATTTTATAGAATTAAAAGTGACAGTTGGTAATGTTGTTAAGCTTTCTCCTAATCAGGTAGCTTGGTTAACTCGTCATGGTCATGGTTCAACTTGGATTATGGTTAGAGGGCGAGAGGATTTATATTTGTATCAAGGCAAAGATGCAGTAGAGCTGAGAAGCAAAGGCCTTCAGCTCGAACCATATCTACAACTTAAATATCCTTTTGACTGGGAAAAACTTTTTGATTTGACAATAAATTAAAAATATGCGACAACTCTTATACACATTATATAGGAGATGGTATGATTAAACCAAAGTTAACAAAGACAAGTATAACTGACGGTACTGAAGTCAGAATGTTCCGTAATTTAAAAAGTTATACAAATAGTGTCCAAATGCGATTACCAAATGCTGAGGGCAAAAACAGATGGATCACAGTTGGATACATCGATGAAATTAGATTGGACGAGGCACAATTTATTGTCCATGAAAAGACAAGACAAAAAGTGGCGGCCGAGGGCAAAAAATATGTCCATGCTTTTGTCAAAGGAAAGTGGAGAACTAATTGGACACTTGGTCAAGGCCATTCAAGAAATTACGATACCGATTTGGTTGAGTATAATCCCAAACAAAATAAACTTTTTAAAGTAACAGAATGGTACGGCGGTAAATATATTCAGCCTGACTGGAGAGGAACTGTTTATTTTGGTAAGGAAACCACAACAGATGGGACCTTAACTTTATGGAAAGAAAGGGATTAATTATGAAAAACACATGGGGATATATTTATGGAGATGAGTGCGATGAGTTGTGGGAGCATTTTGGTATGCCCAATAGAGATAAGAATGATCGCATGAAAGTTAAGTTAATCGAGTATCAGACAGAGGAGGACTATGATGGAAAAGATTGAACTGACCAAAAAAGATAAACAAGAAATTATATCTTGTGTGATGGAGATTAAATTTATTTTAGAAAATGGTTTAGACGAAGGTTATGAAGCAGTTAATTCAGCTACAATAAACGGTTTTAGTTATGACAATGATGATGATCTTTACAAAGATTTTAAAAAAATTCAAAAATTAGATTTAAAATTGGAGGCCTTATGGAAAAGCTAATTTGTGCAAATTGTGGTACAAAAGATACTACAGAATTTCGTAATGACGCTCTTTGGGATTTGTGTGTGGATTGCTATAAATCTTGGTTGGAGCATGAGGAGTATTTAAAAGTAAATCCTGATGAAAAAACGCGTAACTATTATGTTACAGTTACTCAAACTAATAATTTTCATATTGAAGCTAAAAATGAAGATGATGCAAAACGTATAGCACTTGAGGATTACATTTGGGACGAACACCAAACTTATCCTAATACATATTCTTATAAAATTAATGCAGTAAAGAATTAATTATGGAAAAGTTAATTTGTGCGAGTTGTAATACTACTGAAACAACAGAATATCGCAGAGAAAGTAATTGGAACTTATGCTGGATTTGCCATAAATCTTGGCTAGAGGAAATGGTTTTTTTAGAAATAGATGAGGACTATAACGATGAAACATTGGCTAACTAAAGAAGAGATGGGAGATGGTTTCCAACACAATGAAGAGGAGCATAAAGAGTTTGAATATAATTCTTTGATAGATGTGGCCGAGCATGAAAAAAATACGATGCGAACTACATATATTGCTCGTGATATTTGGACGCCACAACAAAGACTTCAGCTGAGAGATTTGTTGAACGAACTCATAGAAAATGATCAGGAGGATAATAATGAGCAAAATTAAATTACCAACACCAATTTGGGTACAGTTTTATGGAGAGCTTTCTTCATATGTTGAAGAATATGGTAGCATTGACTGCCGTTTTGACGATGATGGCAATCGTTTAAAAGAATATGAGGGCGAATACGAATCTATTGTAGATGAAGTAGAAAACATCATGTCAAAGTTTTTTGTAAAAGCAGATATTAATGAAACTGAAGAATTACACAAGGACGCTGTAATAGACAACCAATATGAAAGGAGCCGTGATGCGTGAATATAATTTAAATTTTAAAGATCTAGATGAATCAACAATTCAAAATATAAAATTAGAACTGGCCATTCAAGACAAGCTGGGCAAATTTGAATTTAGAAATAAATTTATTTCGTCAGGATTTTTAAGTAGAGATAAAACCGGTCAGATCACATATAGACCAGCAATATATAAATGAAAGGAGGAATCATTAATGTTCATTTTACATTACCTTATGAAATGGCTTTACGGTGAGGATTATGAAAAGCATATGAAACGCCGTAGAAAATAGCAAATCAAGGCCGTGATTGACACGGCCTTTTTTATTTGATAAAAATATAAGATAAATCACATATTATAGGAGAACTTATGTCAAGATATAATTCAGATGCTTTAGACGAAGCGTGCGAAGAAATGCTGGGCCACACTAACTGGGCCTATGGCAAAAATCCAAATGAAAAAGAAATAGAATGCGTAGTTATATTCTATAAAGAACCTGATGAAGATGAAGATGAAAATGAGGAGGATGAATAATGGCAGTAATGATTAGATGCATAGAGAATGAGGGAACGTATGAGCGTTCCCACAAAACGTTTTTTGATTTGTTATATTTAAAAAAGAAAAAAACTAAACTTAATGGCAAAACTTGGACCGAAAATATTATTGTAAATAGCGAAGGTAAAGAGATTAAAGATAAAGATTTACTCAGGCTAACTTATGCAAATTTTAAGGTTTTTGAAAAAGAAGGATACGATGATTTTTTCATGGTCAGAGAATTTATTGACGACGACGGCAATTGTCAGCATGGTCCTGAGATAGATGTTTATATTGATCGAAAAGACCATGTAGATGAAAGTGACATGAAAGTTTTAAGACGCTGGGGCTTTGCATAATGTTAAAATTAGTAAACAAATCAACAGCAAAAAAAACTACAAATTGCGCTGTTACATATAGAGCTGGTGGCCAAGATAAGTTTGCCACTTGCCCTATTAGTTGCAGCTTAAAACCTGATGCTTTAGCTGGCGCCCATAAAATAGATACTGAATATTTAAATGCTGTATCTGATGCGGTCCCAGCTGAAGGCGTAAGCTTTACATATTCTCATTTTAATCCTAGGTATTGGAAGCATAAATTAAAGCTTGGCAAAACCACAATTAATTATTCAGCTAAAAATTTAACTGATCTTTTATTGCACAGCTTCGTACCAGCTGTGATAAATGTTAAAGAAACATTTTGGAATAATAAAAAATCACAAAAAATTTCAGGTAAACAAATTGTCAGATGCCCAGCTGAATATTTAAGTATTGATTGTAGTACTTGCGGTAATGGTAAACCTTTATGTTCACGGCTGGATAGATTATATGCAATTGGCTTTACTGATCATGGCGCTTATAAGAAAAAAGCCGGTAATGAAAATGAAAACGGCGGTTGTTATGCAACTGGCGGTAATGTTAATTTGCATTGGAAAGCCACGGCATTAAGTAAAGATAAACAATCCGATAGTAAAAAGCTTATTAGCTGGTCTAAAGCATTACCAGCTGGAACAGTTTTAAGGCACCATATAGCCGGAGATTTTGGAAAAATAGAATAAACTTTACATATAAGAGAAAAAGTATATATTTAAAGCTGGGAATAATCCCAGCTTTTTTTAATTCACACATTTAAAAAGGAGAAATTATTGTGAGAAATTTAGAAAATGAAAATAGAACTTTAGAATCTTTATGCACTGAGATCTTAGAGTTAAATAGAAAAAAACAAGATTATATTGCACCGACAAACCAGCTTCAGGTGAAGACCGTAGTTAATGACGACGGCCCAAATACCACACAGATAATTATGGAAGCTGATCACGGAGAGAAAACAAAAATCTTGAATGCAAATGACGTATGTTTAGATCAGATGAATGTTAAAAACGGCTTGGATACCAAGGTAGGCCGTAGGCTTCAAAATAATTATCCTAAGGAATATGATCAATTAACAAATGCTATTTTAGAAAAAGAGCCTTGTAAACGTATGATCAGATCATTTAATTATCCTGAAACAACCGGGCAGTACATGAATAATGTTATTGGTACGGCTAGAGCGTATTTATCGGATAGATTTAAAACTTTTGATAATTCTGATTTATTAGAGTCTGCATTACCTACACTTGCCGAATCAGGCGCGTGCTGGAAAATTGTCAATTATGCTAATACTGATAAAAAACTTTACATTAGATTAAAAAGTGAAATACAAACCGCCGACGCTGGCGTCGGAGACCATATGGCTAATGGCCTATTTATTTCTAATTCTGAAGTAGGTTTTTCAAGCATTGCAACTGGTATGACATTATGGACCTTAGCTTGTTTAAACGGTATGCAAACCGAAAAAATCACGCGTAAGGCCCATATAACGTCCGCGAGGAATGGGGATAATTGGAATATATTAACCGATGAGACCAAGGACGCCGACAACCAGCTTTTAAAGCTTCAGATGAGAGATATTATAGCTTCATATGGTAGCCGTGAAGAGTTTGATAATCAGGTCGAATTATTTAGGAAGGCCAAAGAGGATAAAATATCCACTGATAAAAATATGAACGACGCTGTAGAGGATTTAGGAAAGGTTATGGCCTTATCTAAAAAAGAGACTTCCAGCGTGCTTGAAGGCCTTTTAAATACTATTGGACAATCCGGTTATGAACAAGGCCAGCCGATTAATAAGGCTACATTAGTTAATGCTTGCACTGCGGTAGGTAATAAGGCCCAGCCGGACGATGTCGACTTTTGGCAAAGACTAGGTGGTAAGGTTTTAAACCTTAATAAAAATGACTGGAATAGAGTTGCCTTGGCCAGCTAAAATGCAACCTTGGTGATAACAGTTTTATGAACTGGATTAAACGGCCTTTACTTTTAGGCCGTTTTTTTTTATCTTATATTATCACATACTATATAGGAGAAAAAAAATGCATATTAAAATAAAGTTAAAAGAAAATTCAAGCTTTAACAGTGAAGAACATTTTATTGATTGCTTAAAAGACTTAATCACAGAATGGGAGGATTGTTTAGGTGCGAAAGAAACGGATACCGATGACGTTGGCTTCAATTGTGAAAGATTAACAGAACTTAAAAAAGGGTTGACAAAATGAAAGCAATTAAAAAAGAATTTGAATCAATTTTTTTAGATTGGATTCATGACGAACAAAAATATTATTTAGAAAATGTAACAAGCATTATGCAGAATGAAAAATATAAAAATTGCGTATATCATAAAAAACTTGTTAATGATTTAATAGAACCTTATCAAATTCCATCTTTTAAGTTAGCTGATGGATATCATTATACTTCATTAAGAAGGCTAGAAGATTTTTTTAAGAAGAATTGACAAACAGAAAAAAGCATAATCAATAAAGCTGGACCGCTCCAGCTGATAAGACGCCGTTATTGATTAACGGCGTTTTTTTTGTTACAAATTACAAGAATCACATTTTATATTATGAAAGGAGTCGAAATGTTGAATCATCAATTAACTTGTAAAGAGCGAGTCGCCGGAGAGCTGGCCGACCGTTTAAACGATATTAAAACCGCAAATCTATTTTATAGCAGTTTAGAAAATATTAAACGTAAGGCCAAAAATAAGGCAATACCGGAAAACTTTTTTAAGATTGTTAAAGATTTAGATTTAAGAAGTTATGAAAGCATGACGCAATTTTTAAACAGTTATTCTTTATGTTTCGATTTTATCGACGGCGTGCAGGCTGAACAAGAAAATAGCGGTAATTATTGGCGGTTGCAATTAAGCTGGGGTGGTCCTTCCGATGAATTTAGAATATTTTGGAATTTGGAGGATGGAATTTATAGAATAGATTATTGGTTTTTGGACTGGTACGACGGCGCAAAAATAACGCTAAATAAACACCACGAAGATTTTAATTTATTACGCCGAATCATTTATATTGAATATTTAGAACCTTGGATTGAAGGCCACGCAGACGATTATAAATCGATTCGTTATTACCAAAGTTAAAATATAACTTCATAATTTTATTAACGCCGTCCGGCCAGCTGGACGGCCTTTTTTTATCCAAATAGACGCTGCTTTTTTTATCCAAATAGACGCTGCTTTTTTTATCCAAATAGACGCTGCTTTTTTACTGTTAACGCGTCACAAGCTGGAGCGTGTTTATAATAGTTAATTAAGGCCCAGCCGGCCTTCTACACCGGTTTAAAACCTACGACGCGCGCTAGCTGGTCCCTGAACCGTAATAATTGAATCATAAACCGTGGAGTATGTTAGCTGGTCCACGGTCCGCGATTCGCGCCAGCTGGACCGGCACCAGCTGGACGAGATTCGCGCGCCGGCCGGGAAGGAAACCGGATAAATTTTTAAGGTTCCTTCCAAAATAAAGGTTAATTTTTAACGCCGGATTTTTTATTTTTTTTAAAATTTTCACGGTCCCACAGGCGTTGGGCACAACGGCATTTGCCAAGTTTTTCTCAAATATTCAGATAAAATTTGATATAAGCGTTAACTATATTATAATAAGCGATAAATGGCATAAAATAACATAGCATAGGGGCCCCTACATGGATGGTAATAGACAGGACGAGAGACGCTTAAAACTGCAACTAAGGTTGGCACAGTTAGAGAAGAATGAAGCTTGTAAAAATAACTTTTTATCATTTGTCAAAACCATATGGCCGTCTTTCATACAGGGCCGTCATCATGAAATTATCGCAGAGAAATTAGAACGAGTTGCGAATGGGGAACTAAAGAGACTTATTATCAACATGGCACCAAGACATACGAAGTCAGAGTTCGCATCCTTTTTGTTTCCAGCATGGATGATGGGCAGAAACCCAAATATGAAAATAATTCAGGCCACACACACGACAGAACTTGCAGTAAATTTTGGACGTAAGGTAAAAAACCTTTTGGACACGGATGAGTTCCATGAAGTTTTTCCAGAAGTAAAACTTGCAGCTGACAGTAAAGCGTCAGGAAGATGGGATACAAACAAGGGCGGTATGTATTATGCCGTTGGTGTAGGGTCAAACTTAGCTGGTCGTGGTGGTGATCTTGTTATCATTGATGATCCACACTCAGAACAAACTGCGATGAGCAACAATGGTTTTGAAGATGCCTGGGATTGGTACACTGGGGGCCCCCGACAGAGACTACAACCAGGCGGGACGATCGTTTTAGTGCAGACCCGGTGGTCCGAAAAGGATTTAACTGGTCAGTTGATACGTTCTATGGCTAAAGACCCGTTGGCTGATCAGTGGGAAATCGTGGAACTGCCTGCAATATTCGAGAGCGGTGAGCCTTGTTGGCCCGAGTACTGGAGCTTGAAAGACTTAACGGCTGTAAAAGCGTCAATACCTCCGAGCAAATGGAACGCCCAGTATCAGCAGCAGCCAACGGGCGAAGAGAATGCTATCATTAAGCGAGAATGGTGGCAAAGATGGGAAAAAACAAGCGTACCGAACCTTCAATATGTGATTCAAAGCTACGATACAGCTTTCTCGAAGCGTGAAACAGCAGATTATAGTGCGATTACAACGTGGGGCGTGTTTTATCCAGAAGAAGAGGGCGGTCAACCCGCTCTAATCTTGCTTGATAGCAAGAAAGGACGGTGGGATTTTCCAGAATTAAAAGATTTAGCGTTAGAAATGTATAAATATTGGGACCCAGAGACAGTAATTGTTGAAGCTAAGGCGTCAGGAATGCCCTTGACCCACGAATTACGGAACATGGGCATTCCAGTTGTTAATTTTACACCGAGTAAAGGTAACGATAAGGTGTCAAGGGTGCATTCTGTGTCTCCGTTGTTTGAAGCAGGCATGGTTTGGGCCCCCGATGAAACTTTTGCAGACGAAATGATAGAAGAGGTTGCAGCTTTTCCAAATGGAGAGTATGATGACCTTGTAGATAGTATGACACAGGCCTTAATGAGATACCGTCAAGGTAATTTTGTACAGTTACCGAGTGACGATTGGGGCGAAGAGGTTGATTCTGTCAAAGTAAGAGCGTATTATTGAGGGTAACATGGCTGATTCTGTAGTAAAAAATGCAAATAAGGAACAATATGACGAAAATGCTATCTTTGATCGTTTATTAGATCAAACACTTGAACCTGAGGTTGTAGATTTGCGCGAAGAACAGTATGAAGGCATGGCACCGCCTCTTTTTGATGTTGATGTGCGTGATATTACTTATGAACCACCAACAGAACTACCAATGGAATCAGAAGGCATTCGTTCTATAGGCTTAGAAATGGGCGGCAACGCGGGTATTGAGACACTTAAACAAACGACTATACAGCTACAAGAGATACCGCCTGACAGAAACATGACTGTTCTGCAAAGAATGATGAAACAAGCAGGGGCACCGGCACAGGACCCACGGCTCTTGGCTCAAGTATCACAAGTCTTAGGAAGAGATGTCTGAACAAACTTATAGAGACGTTCTTTCCCGATTAGAGGAAAAGGACAAGAAACCTATGACAATAGATGAGGCGTATGACGCCCTGTCTTTCCTACCCGGCACAGGTGAAACTATAGCAGCTTATGAACTACCGGGTGTTTTATCTCAAGCTAAAACTTTAATGCAGGACCCAGACGCTTTGAAGGCGTTGGCAGGTTTAGGACTAGGAGCATTAGGCACAGCTGCGGTTGCTCCGGGTATAGGGCCTTTAGCGAGAGGAGCTAAAAAAGGACTTGAGGGTTTTATACCTTATTTACAACCAAAACTTGCTCCAGCTGGCGGTCCCGACACATCTAAAGTATTGATGTCTGGTGACGACGGTGATGATCTTTTCTCTTTACCCCCTGCGAGTGGAACCTATGAGCCTGGACAGAAGAAGGTTATCAAAGGTTTAAACCAAGAGATATACAAACTAACCGATAAGAGTTTATTTAATCCTGCAAAAAAAGCAGGACGTAAACTTGTAATTGTATCTTGTAGCCAGAAAAAATGTCCTGACGTAGGCAATATGAAAGCATTTGACAGATACATGGGTTCTGTTTTTCAGTCTTTAAAAAAGCAAGGCGTACCAGAAGATGTGGATGTCGCTATATTGTCCGCGAAACACGGTCTTATATCAAGAGACACACCAATCAAAAATTATGATTTAAAGATGTCATCAGAGATTGGTGAAAAATTTAAAAGCGATCCTATACAAATGAACAGAATGATTAATACAATGACCGGGTATGATGATGTTATTGTTCAAGGCGGCCCTTTATACAAAGATGTTATAAGAGCTGCGGCAGGCAAGGGAGATATTAATTTAACTGAGGTACCACCGGGTAAGGGCATTGGGACCCAGCGTTCGGATCTTGTTAAGCTTATAAAAGGTGAAGATGTAAGTAAGAAAGTCTCTGATCAAGATTATGCTGATCAGCTGAGAGATATGAAGATAAATCCTGTATTTAGTTATCAATACGAACCTCTTCTTAATAAGTTTGATAAAGTGTTAATACCGGGGCTAGACAGGTTTAATTTAAGGGATATATTAAAAGCCGGTGAAAACTTAAAAGGTGCTGAAAAGAAAAGAGCAATATCTGACAAAGCTGACGAAATTAAATTTATTGTAAACCAGCATTTAGATCAGGCAAAAAAAGATTTAGCCTATGCTGTTCCAAAAAGAGATGCTTCATCCTCCAACAGTGTAAATAGATATTTTCAGTTTCAAGTACAACGATTACAAAATCAAATAACAAATTCTGAAAATTTAATGAGAGATTTAAATACTATACAAGAAAATATATTGGGCAACTCATTTAATAAGTCAAAAACTTTAGCACAGTCTCAGAATTACAAAGGCGGTATATTTGCTAAAATAGACACACCTGTATATCACTTTTCAATTAATGTTGGCGGTAGTGCCAGAAAACCAGCTTTTAGCAAATTTGATAAATCTAAGTTAGGGTTTTATGATTTTGGTCCTCATGTGGCTTCTTCGCCAAAAGGTGCACAAGATAGATATGTAAGTCAAGTAGGGGGTGTAAGGGATAAAGACGGTGAAATAATTTTAAAATCTGACGCTGAAGCAAAGGGTGCGACCTTTCCTTTGTTAGCAGATCTGAGCAAACCCTTTAATAATCCAAAAACAGGAAAACCTTTTACAGAGGATGACTTAATAAATTATAAAGTAGAAAAAATTTCTGAAATTTTAAATAAACCTTTTACGAGAGACGATTTACTCTTAGAAACTGACAATTTTAGCGTTGATACAATTAGGGACGCGGTAAATAAAATATCTTTTAATTTAGCAAAAGATGGTTTTACTCATGTCCCTTATGTAAACGCTTACGAAGATGTAGGCGAACTATCTTATGAAATGTTAATTGATAGACCCATGAACAGTACAAAAGTTTTACAGGGTCAGTTTGCTAAAAAAGATCCGTCCGCGGCTAACGATCCAGACTTTATGAAAGCTGAAGGCGGCGTGGTTGAAATGAAAGATAAAGCTGTTAATATGTACAGAGATACACAAGGTATTGAACCATTTATTAAATATATGGTATAGTCCTCAGAAGGAGACTTAGATGGCAGAAAAACCAAGTATGGTGGACAAAGTTCCGTCACAGTTAGACGAACAGGAATTAAAAGAGCAGATGGATGTTGAAATTCCTGAGGCGATGGAAGTTGAAGAAACACCAGAAAACGTAGAGATTGTTGAAGAAGAAGACGGCAGCGTTGTTGTTGATTTTGATCCTCGTGAAGATAAGGGTATGGACGGTGACTTTTACGCTAACTTAGCAGAAGATATGTCCGATGATGAGTTGGGTCGTTTGTCAGGTGAGTTAAGTGGTGAGTTTGAAGAAAACAAAAACAGCAGACAGGAGTGGGAAGATGCCTTTGCCAATGGTCTTGAATTACTTGGATTTAGTTACGAAGAAAGAGCACAGCCCTTTAGAGGTGCCAGCGGAGTTACGCACCCATTACTTGCAGAGTCCGCTACACAGTTCCAAGCACAAGCTTTCAATGAGCTCCTTCCACCGGGCGGTCCAGTTAGAACTCTTGTCATGGGAACAAGCACACCAGATAAAGAGGACCAAGCCCAACGTGTAAAAGAATTTATGAATTACTACATAACTTCGGTTATGGAGGAATATACGCCTGAGTTTGACCAAATGCTTTTCTATTTGCCACTTGCAGGGTCAACATTCAAAAAAGTTTACTATGATGAGAACTTAGATAGAGCTGTTAGCAAGTTTATACCAGCTGAGGATCTAGTTGTGCCGTATAGCACATCTGATCTGGAGACCTGTCCTAATATCACTCATGTTGTGAAAATGAGCTTAAATGACCTTAGGAAGAGGCAGTTATCAGGTTTTTATAGAGACATACCTGTCATACCGGCTCAAGGTGAAGGATCAGCCTTAAAAGATGAGCTAGAACGTATAGATGGTATGTATGCATCTAACGTTGACTATGACTGCACTTTACTTGAGTGTCACGTTGATTTAGACCTTGAAGGGTTTGAAGAACAGGACGATGACGGTGAGGCAACAGGTATTAAAGTTCCTTATGTAGTAACTATATCGCAGGATAACGGACAGATACTTTCAATACGCAGGAACTACAAAGAGAACGATGAGAAAAAGAAAAAGATACAATATTTTGTACATTACAAGTTCCTTCCTGGTTTTGGTTTTTACGGACTAGGTTTGATACATACCATAGGCGGATTATCAAGAACAGCGACAGCTGCACTAAGACAGTTGATTGATGCAGGCACATTATCAAACTTACCAGCAGGCTTCAAGGCACGCGGCCTACGGATCAGAGATGATGACGAGCCATTACAGCCCGGAGAGTTTAGGGACGTTGATGCACCGGGGGGAGACATTAAAGCTAGTCTTATGTCCTTACCGTTCAAGGGTCCAGACCAGACATTGATGGCACTTTTAGGCTTTGTAGTTGACGCTGGACGGCGATTCGCAACAATTACAGATATGAAAGTAGGCGATGGTAACCAGCAGGCGGCGGTCGGTACTACGATTGCTATGTTGGAACAAGGCTCACGGGTCATGTCAGCTGTGCACAAAAGATTGCATTATGCAATGAGGTTAGAGTTTAAATTACTTTCTAATGTCATGGCTGAGTTTTTACCAGACAGTTATCCTTATACGATTGCGGGTGTGGACAGCTCTGTTAAGTCAGAGGACTTTGACGAGAGAGTAGATGTCCTTCCTGTTTCTAATCCTAATATATTTTCGCAGGCACAGAGAATAGCGTTGGCACAGACTAAAATGCAACTAGCTACAGCGGCACCTGAGATGCACAATATGTACGAAGTGTTTAGAGATATGTACGAGGCCTTAGGTGTAAGAGACATTGATAGAATATTAAAAAGAACACCTGAGCCAGAGGCAGAACCAAAAGATCCTGCTTCAGAAAACATAGATGCATTAGATATGCTGCCTATGGTAGCGTTTGAGGGCCAAGATCATGAGGCACACATTATGTCTCACATGGTTTTTGGGTCAACACCGCTTGTAGCGGGCACACCGCAGATTGCTGTGTCTTTACAGAAACATATCATGGATCATGTAAGAATTAGTGCAAGAGAAAAGGCAGCTGTAGAGATGATACAGGTTAGTGGTGGTCAGGCGATATCAGAAGAGCAGATGCTTGATGTAGAAGCTAAGACAGCACAATATGTTGCAGAGGGTATGACAGCCTTGAAACAATTAAGTGCGCAACTATCAGCACCAGGTCCTGATCCATTAGTACAATTAAAAGAAAAAGAGCTACAGGTTAGAGCACAGGCCGAACAGAATGATGCACAGATTGATGCAGCTAAACTAGGTCTTGAGCAACAAAAGGTACAGCAAAGAGACGCTCAGTTTGATAAACGACTTGATAGTCAAGAAAGACAGACTGCGGCTAGAATAAACGCAGCTCAACAGCGTGAAATGATGAAACAACAAAAAGGAGGTCAGTGATGGCAAAAGAAAGCGATAAAAGAACAGAAAAAGATCTAAGAAAAGAATTTTTCGATGGTCCAGCCTCAGATATTATGAGCTTTGAACAGTTTCTCATACAACAAGGTAGAGGTGATCTTGTTAAACCGATAGGTAAAGAAGCTGGCGGCGTCGTTGGCGGGTATGAGCTAGTCAAAGGTGACCCAAACTATTACAAAGATTTATTATGAATAATGAAGAATGGGTTTATCTTATTCTTGGGTTTTGGAGCTATAGCTTTTTAGCAGGGTTTTATTTTGGTTAGCAGACAAAAAAAACTACAGAAACAGTCCATTTTTGCTGAATATGACGAAGATGGTGACGGTATAGTTTCTGACGAAGAGTTAAGTCATGTCGCAGATATTAAAAAACTTGAGCACGATCTTAGGAAGCAGAGAGCTCAAAGGCGGATGGCAACTGCCAGTCTGGTTGCTATGGCTGCTTTTACTGCTGCAATGTTCTTTGTCGATCTCGAAAGAGTTAAAGCACTTGCCGATATTAGTAATCTTTTCTATCTCACTGGTGGTGGGATTGTGTCTGTATATATGGGTGCATCGGCTATAATGAATAGAAACGGAAAATGAAGCCTGCCTTTCTGCTCATGTGTTATTTGGCGGGTAATCCAGCGGGCACTTTGCATTTTCAATCAGTTAAGACAGCAGACTATTTTAAGTCATATCTTGACAACCAGACTGTAAGAATAGGTGATGACACGAAGAAATACGATTGTTTTGTAAAATTAGTTAAAGTTAACAAAGAAATGAGGTTATGGTGATACAAGCATTAATAGGTCCAGCAACAAAATTGCTTGGAAAATTTATAGAAGACAAAGATCAGAAAAACAAACTGGCACATGACTTGGCAACGCTTGCCTCTCGTCATGCTCAGGAGCTGGCGAAAGGTCAGATAGCCGCGAATACAGAACAGGCGAAGCACCCTAGTTTATTTGTAGCTGGGGCACGCCCGGCCATAATGTGGATCTGTGCTCTCGGCCTCCTAACTCAATTTTTTATCATGCCCGTTGCTGAATGGGCGACAGCGATATGGATGCCTGAGATTAGTTTACCAAAACTACAGACGGGTGAACTTATGACCTTAACCCTTTCATTATTAGGATTGGGTGGAATGAGATCTTATGAAAAGTCAAAAGGTGTAGCAAGGGAGAATATGAAAAAATGAGTTTATATAAAAATATACACGCTAAAAAGAAAAGAATTGCAGCTGGCAGTGGAGAGAGGATGCGAAAAAAAGGACAAAAAGGTGCACCAACTGCAAAAAACTTCAGACAAGCAAAAAAAACTGTGAGAAAGACATAACGCAGGATTTATTTAGACATTTAAGAATACATACGAGTCATAGAATGGAAACAATATTGTGTGAGAGATGTAAGGTTGCAATGAATAAAACAGAACTAGCTTATGTTTATCGTTGCCCTGTGTGTTTTACAGTTGTGGAAGAACCACCAAAAGATCAAACAATAGTTGAAGAACAAGACTAAATCTGCTACTCTATATAAGAAGATATAAGACAAAGTAGGAAGTTATAAGTTAATTATGTCAAAAAGTGAGATTTATCTTGCAGAAGCTGTTTTTCGTATTATAAATGAAAGAAAGAAACAAATTTCTGAGGCTTTGTTGTACGACAGTGTAAAAAATATGGAGCAATATCGACAGCTCATGGGTGAAAGAAAAGCTTTAGAGTATGTTGATGATGAATTAAAAAGTTTACTGGACCGTCAGGAGAAAGACGATGAATGATACAGCATTAGATAAAATGTATGTAGAGCCCCAAGAAAGGGTCTTAGACCCGAGTTTAGCAGATCAGAGCCTAATAGACCGGATGCCAAGTCCAACGGGCTGGAGGCTGCTTATTTTGCCTTACAGGGGTAAAGGAAAAACAGAGGGTGGGTTGTACCTTCCAGATAAAGTTGTTGAAGACAACCAAATATCTACACAAGTTGGATTTGTTTTAAAGATGGGTCCTATGGCTTACAAAGACCCAGAGAAGTTTCCAAGCGGACCTTGGTGTGCGGAAAAAGATTGGGTGATGTTTGCACGATACGCAGGTTCAAGATTTAAAATAGATGGCGGCGAGGTTAGAATACTCAATGATGATGAGATTTTAGCTAAAATACAAGAACCTGAAGATATTTTACATTTTTAAGAGGAAGATATGAACCAACCAAAAAAAGAAGAACAACTAGATTTAGAGATTGATGAACAGCAAGAGGAGGCTCAAGATGTTGAAATCCCTGTCGAAGACCAAGCTCAAAATGCTGAGACTACAGTGGTACAAGAAGGTGAACCAGCTCAAGACCAGTTTGAAGAGGCTAAAAACAAAACTGAAAAGCGTATTAACAGGCTTACTAAAAAAATGCGGGATCACGAAAAAAACGCAGATGAAGCCCTCAGGTTCGCCCAGCAGAAGGAAAAAGAAAACCAAGAGTTAAGAGATCGTCTTAATAAAATGGATACCAGTTACTTGAGTGAATATACTGGTAGAGTGGACAGTCAAATGGCACAAGCGGAAGCAACTCTCAAATCAGCTATGGAACTAGGTGACACTGAAGCTGCCGTGGCTGCTCAAAAACAAATTAGTCAATTAACCGTCCAAGCTGACAGAGCAAGTCAAGCAAGAGCTGCTCAAGAGAAAAAAGTAGAGCAAGCCAAAGCACAGCCTCAAGCTCAGGTGCAACCTCAGGCACAACAACCTGTTGCTCCACCGCCACCTGATCCAAAAGCTCAAGCTTGGGCAGAGCGAAATGATTGGTTTGGCAATGATAGTGCCATGACTTATGCTGCTTTTGGTATACACAAAGAATTAGTAGAACAAGATGGTGTTGACCCAAAGACCGATGAATACTATACTGAATTAGACAGACGTATGAGCGAAGAATTTCCTCATAAGTTTGCTAGTAAGACGCAAGGCAAAAAACCCGTCCAGAACGTAGCCTCCGCGTCAAGATCAAGTTCTGGACGTAGTAGTGGGAAGAAGTCTGTCAAGCTTACAGCAAGACAGGTTGCGTTAGCAAAAAAACTAGGCGTTCCTTTAGAAGAGTACGCAAAATATGTAAAGGAGTAATTGATTATGGAAAAGCAAGACGAAATGTTTGAGAAACCTATTTCGAGGTCTCCTAGAACATCTAATACAAGAGAAAAGACAGCTGCAAGAAAACCGTGGGCTCCACCATCTATGTTGGACGCACCTCCTGCACCTGATGGCTTTAAACATCGCTGGATAAGAGCGGAAACCAGAGGTTTCAACGATAGTAAGAATATCTCTGCTAGAATACGAGAAGGTTGGGAGCTCGTAAGAAAAGATGAATATCCAGATTTTGAAGCACCAGTTATAGATTCAGGTAAATATGAGGGTGTATTTGGAGTTGGTGGACTTATTTTAGCTCGTATACCGGAAGAAACTGTTGCAGAACGTACAGCTTACTTTAATGCAAGAAGTGCGGATCAAATGGAAGCAGTAGATTCTGATATGATGAGAGAAAATGCTCATTCTACTATGACAATTAGTAGACCAGATCGTCAGTCTCGCGTAAGCTTTGGAGGGAAAAAATCTTAACTTTTAACTTTAATGGAGACTTAAATGGCTAATAATTTAGCAGGCGGCTATGGCTTACGTCCTATTGGGTTAGTAGGTGCGGGTGCTAACACTACTGGTACTACACAGTACGAAATTGCGTCCAATAATACAAATGCCATCTATCAAGGTGGTATAGTAATTCCTACTGCGGCAGGAGTCATAGACATAACTGACCAAGCGGTTGCACCGTTAGGAGTTTTTTATGGTGTTGAATATGTCGATTCAGGCACAAAGAAAACAACATTTAAAAACTTTTGGCCAGGATCAAATAATGTCAGTGTTGATACAAACTTTCCTATTAAGGCGTTTGTATTTGACAATCCAAACCAGCTATTCACAGTAGTTGCAGATGGAACTAACACAAATAGAGCGACAGCCTTAGCTGATATTTTTGCAAATGCTAGTATGGCAAGTGTAAACAATGGTAGCACCAACACGGGTCAGTCTACTGATATGCTTGACATATCTACAGCTGCAACAACAGCAACTTTGGATGTCAGAATTGTAGGGTTGTATGAAGATGAAGGCAATACAGATTACTCAGCATTGGGTCATCAGTATATTGTGCGTCTTCTAGGACACTTTAACTCAGGCTTTGCGGCTGCCGTTGGTACCGCTGCCAATACTGGTATATAAGGAGAATAGAGTATGGCTATATCAAGAGCACAATTAGCGAAAGAGCTAGAGCCTGGTCTTAATGCCTTATTTGGCCTTGAGTATGACAGGTATGAAAATGAACACGCAGAAATATTTGATGAGGAATCATCTGATAGAGCGTTTGAAGAGGAAGTGATGTTAGCAGGCTTCTCAACTGCACCGACTAAATCAGAAGGTGGAGCTGTAAGCTTTGATGATGCACAAGAAACATTTACTGCAAGATATACACACGAGACTATTGCTCTTGCTTTCTCAATCACTGAGGAGGCTATTGAGGATAATCTTTATGATAGACTTGCAAGTAGATACACTAAAGCATTGGCTAGATCTATGGCACAAACCAAGCAGATCAAAGCTGCTGCTATTCTAAACAATGCGTTTAGCACAAGCAGTGCAATTGGTGACGGTGCTGCATTAGCATCTGCTTCTCACCCAACCATCAATGGTAACCAGAGCAACATTTTATCAACTGCTTCTGACTTAAATGAAACATCACTTGAGCAGGCGTTGATTGATATTGCTGGTTTCAAAGATGAAAGAGGACTTAAAATTGCTGTAAGAGGCACAAAACTTATAATTCCAAAAGAATTACAGTTTACTGCTGAAAGAATTATGAACAGTAATTTAAGAGTGGGCACTTCAGACAATGATGCAAACGCAATTAAAAACATGGGTATGTTACCAGAAGGAGCGGTTGTTAACCACTTCTTAACAGACACAGATGCGTTTTTCATTAAGACTGATGCACCAAACGGTTTTAAATATTTCAACCGTTCACCTATCAAAACAGCTATGGAAGGCGATTTTGATACAGGAAACATGAGATTTAAAGCTAGAGAGCGTTACAGCTTTGGTGTTTCCGACTGGAGATGTGTATTCGCAACTCCTGGGGCATAAAAACAACTACATATTTTTAAAGGGGTCTTTTCAGGCCCCTTTTTTTATGTATAATAGAAGTACCTTGACGAAGAATTAACTTCGACAATAGCCAAGACAAGGAGAGACATATGGCTAATTCAACTTTCTCAGGTCCTCTAAGATCTGAAAGCACAATTAAGACTGTGAGTAAAAATGCTTCTACTGGAGCAATTACAGAGGTAACTACTTTTGGAGACGGGCCAGTTAGCTTATCTGATGGAGATGTTACTCTAACTAATGCAACACATAGTGGTAGAATTTTACTTGTACCAGACGGATCACAAGATAACACATATACGTTACCAGCACCTATAGCAGGATCAGTTTTTAGATTTGTTTACGCTGGCGGGGCTGCTGACGGTACAGATGCACTTATATTAACACCAGGTAACACAAACTTTTACATTGGTGGTATCACTCACTTAGATACAAATGCAGACAATGCAACTGTATTTTCAAACGGTAGCTCAAATAGTAGTGTGCAATTAAATGTTCCGCAAGCATTTGATATCACCATAATAGGTAAAGACACAACTAATTATCAAATTTTTGGCACTGTTACATCAACAACAGTTCCTGCTTTTGCTGACCAGTAATAGGAGATTTAAATGGCTGATGCAGTAACATCACAAACTATTTTTGATGGCGATAAAACGGTCGTTCAGAAGTTTACAAACATTTCTGACGGAACCGGTGAATCTGAAGTCAAAAAGGTGGATGTAAGTGCTTTAAGTACAAATGGTCATGGTCAAACTTGCACTGGTGTAACCATAGAAAAAATATGGTGGCAGTGTGTGGGTATGAAAACTAGATTGTTTTTTGACGCAACATCAAATGCGTTTATTATTGAATTAGGTGAAAACCAAAGCGGCTATCACGATTATTCTAGCTTTGGTGGTTTAAAAAACAATGCAGGTTCTGGTGTAACAGGAGACATTCTTTTTACAACAGTAGGTCATTCAAGTGCGGATACTTACACTATCACGCTTGAAATGAGAAAGAACTATGACTAGGAAAAGGGACAAGCAACCGCCTAGAACAAAAAAATATTACCGCCCCACTAAAAAAGGGGCGGGCATGACAGCAGCCGGTGTGGCTAAATACAGACGGGATAATCCGGGTAGTAAGCTAAAAACAGCTGTGACAGGTAAAGTAAAAAAGGGTTCAGCCGCAGCTAAAAGAAGAAAGTCATTTTGTGCAAGAAGTGCAGGACAAATGAAGAAGTTTCCAAAGGCTGCAAAAAATCCTAATAGTAGATTAAGGCAAGCAAGAAGAAGGTGGAAATGTTAAAGAAAAAACCAATACCCAGACCAAAATTATCAGAATTAACAGAAAATCAACAGAAAAGATTATTAAGAGTTTACATTGATAATATGCCTGCAAAAGAAAAAACTATTTTTCTCAATAAGGCAATAAAAAAAGTATATCCAAAGAGTTTAAAAAAAAATGGCAACTAAAAGAGAAAAAGATATTTTACATAATTTAGACAAAAGAATGTCTGTACTTGAAGAAGTAATAAAAAGATTAGAAAGCAACCATTTAACACACTTACAGGCACAAATAGACAAAATTGATAGACGTGTGTGGATGTTAATAGCTGGTGTAGTATTACAGCTAATATCAATTGTATTTATTTTTGTAGGAGGTAGATAATGGCCTTAACAGGTGTAGCAAAAAGAAAAGTTAAAAAAGTACAGGGTAAATTAAAAAAAGCAAGTAGAGCTCATGCTAATCAATCAAAAATATTAGGAAGTTTACTTAAAAATGGTAGCAAGACTAGAAACAATAAGAAAAAAAATAAAAGGTAAAAAAAAACTTGGGTTTAGTGAAAGAGCAAGAGCTGTAAATAAGGGTTTATTGCCTAGTAAAGCGAAAAAAAATGACAAAAAAAAGAAAAAAAGATCCTAAAGTTGGAACAGGAAAAAAGCCGAAAGGTTCTGGCAGACGCTTATATACGGACGAAAACCCTAAGGACACGGTTAGTATTAAATTTGCTACGCCGTCGGATGCCAGAGCAACTGTTGCCAAGGTTAAAAAAATCAATAAACCGTTTGCGAGAAAGATACAAATTCTTACGGTCGGTGAACAAAGAGCAAAAGTGATGGGCAAAACTCAAGTTGCAAATATATTTAAAAAAGGTAAAGATAGTATTAGAAAACAGAGGAGCACAGCATGACCGTTGTAAGAACTGGACCCAAACCAGGTAAACAAACTGTTACATATTTTAAAAAGGGCGGTGCAGCAAAAAGCAAAGGTAGTAAAATATGTCCTGAGGGTAAAGCATGGGCAAAACGAACATTTGATACATATCCTAGTGCATATGCAAATTTAGCCGCATCAAAATATTGTAAAGATCCAAATTATGCAAAAAAGGCCAAGGGTGGTAAAAGAAAGGGTCGCTAGTGGGTGAATTAAAAAAATGGTTGAAGCAAGATTGGGTGCGAATCGGCACTGACGGTAAGATTAAAGGGCCTTGCGGTACATCCAAAGATAAAAAAAATCCAGATCGTTGTTTACCACGAGCAAAGGCAAACAGCTTATCTCAAGCAGAACGTGCCTCCACAGCAAGAAAAAAGAAAAAAGCAGGCGCAAAAGGTAAAACAGTTGTGGGAAATACACCAGCAGCTAAAGTAAGAAAAATGGGTTCTGGGGGTGCAATACCTGGCACAAAAGCAAAAAGACCCTTTAAAGGTAAAGTAAAAACAGGTAGTGTAGTAGCCAGAGGCTGTGGAGCTGTTATGGCAAACAGACGTAAGGTTACACAGGGTTCAGTCAGTAGTTAACAAAGGAGGGCAAAATGCCAGCAAAAAAGAAAAAAAATATGAAGAAAAAAGGTTACGCCAAAATGATGGGTGGCGGTGCAGCCGGAATGAAAAAGAAAGGTTTCGCTAAAGGCGGAACTGTGAAAAAGATGAGAGGCGGCGGTGCAGCCGGAATGAAAAAGAAAGGATACGCCAAAGGTGGTGCTGTCAAGAAGATGATGGGTGGCGGTGCAGCTGGCATGAAGAAAAAAGGTTTTGCTAAAGGCGGTGCTATCAAGAAGATGAGAAGAGGCGGCCGAGCATAAGTGCCTTATCTTCAAAGTAACATCCCGCATTTTAAATGCTGGGTGAGAAGAGAGTATACGCACAATCACGAAAAATATCATGGTGAATTTATTCATGCTATGGCTATTGCAGTCACTACCGTGCCTGATAGATGTTTAAGTTTTCAAATGATTTTTACAGGTTGTGAGTCTGATTTTGATGAAAGTCAAAATATTAACGGTGGGGCTATGTGGGCTCGTATGCCGATTACAGCTCTAGTTGCAGATACTCCTTTGGACAATTGGCCAGAGCCTATGCCTGTTCATTTAGTTCAACCTTGGGATTGTAGTTCTCATCATCATTCAATAATAAAACTAGACCGAGTTAGCTCTAGTCCTTGGAAATGTAAGATTGATGGTAAGTTTTACACAGGTAAATATCTTTTTACCGTAGATTATACAGAGTCAGATATAGCTGATGATCCTGCTCAACACAAACAAAGTCATGTAATAGAATTAACTGATGCTGGAAAATGGACTGGAAATATAGTAGCATTACCTAATAACAGGGTTCGTGCAACAAGTCCTGCATTATGGGAGACTGGTGAGGGTGCACCTGATTTTAAACCAAGCCAGTGGATTCATAACGCAGAATGTGATAATAGTTATATGGACCCTAGTGTTACATTTGATAACTTGTATAAGGATTAAACATGGCAACATCAAGCTCAACAGATTTTGAATTAGACGTAGCAGAATATATAGAGGAGGCTTTTGAAAGATGTGGTCTTGAAGTAAGAACAGGCTATGATTTAAAAACTGCAAAAAGATCCATGAATTTAATGTTAGCTGAATGGGCTAATCGTGGTTTAAATCAATGGACAATAGAGCAGAGAACACAATCTTTGACTGCGAATGATACAGACTATTCTTTGGGCACAGATGTAATTGACATACTTTCAGCTGTTGTTAGACGAAGTAGCACTGATTTTAGTTTAAGTAGAATTAGTAGAGACAGCTATTTAGCAATACCCACAAAAACTTCAACAGGACGTCCGACACAATTTTTTCTTGATAGACAAATTACACCTAATTTAAAGATTTGGCCTGCACCTGAAAACAGTACAGACGTTATAATTTATGACGCCCTAACACGAATACAGGATGCAGATGCTCCTGTGAACACACTTGAGATACCATTTAGGTTTTATCCTTGTTTGACAGCTGGCCTTGCTTATTATTTATCCTTGAAAAAAAATCCTCAACTCACTCAAATGTTAAAGGTTATTTACGAAGAAGAGTTTGAAAGAGCTATGGGCGAGGACAGAGACAGATCAAGCTTTACTGTCACCCCAGAATATCAATATTTTAGGAGCAACTGATGGGTAGATTTGCTTCAGGTAAACACTCGTTTGGGATATCCGACAGATCTGGTATGAGATATCGACTTAGAGATATGAAACTTGAGTGGAATGGTTCTTTAGTTGGACCAGATGAATATGAAAGAAAACACCCACAGTTAGGCCCATTTAATGTCCCAGTTGACGGTCAAGCGATAAAAAACGCTAGACCTGATAGTCCTACAGTGCCTGTTGACTTTTTAGTATTTACAACTAATCCTATTGATAAGCCTACCTATACGGATAGCCATATACCAAAAAAACTTGATAGTTTTGAGGTTACAGGTAGTATTGGTAGTGTAACAGTGAGTGTGGCATGAGTTTTACATTAACAACATTGACAGCTTCAATTCAAGAATGGACAGAGAATGATGAAACTACATTTGTAGCAGAAATACCTTTTTTTATAAAAAACGCAGAAGAAAGGATTTTTAAATCAGTAGACTTAGATTATTTTAGAAAAAATGTTACTGGTACAATGACAAGTGGTAATAAGTTTCTTGAAAAACCTTCAGATTATTTGGCAACGCACTCTTTATCCTATGTTAACGCTAGTAGCGAAAATGTTTTTTTGTTACAAAAAGATGTAAACTTCTTACAAGAATATACTCCTAATCCAGCAACTACTGGCTCTCCAATATATTATGCACAATTTGATGTAGATACATTTATAGTAGCCCCTACCCCAAATAGTAGTTTTTCTGTAGAGTTGCACTATTATTATAGACCCGCTTCTCTTACAACAGACAATAGTGGTACAACATGGATTAGCACAAATGCTCCAGATGCTTTACTTTATGCAAGTTTGGTAGAGGCTTACACCTTTATGAAAGGTGAAAATGATTTAATTAAACTATATAATGATCGATATATGGAAGCTATAACTAGATTAAAAGTATACTCTGAAGGTAGAAATTATTCAGATTCTTATAGAGATGGATTAGTAAGAGTCCCAAAATCTTGACGTTTATAAGATATTATGTATAGTATCTTATATGAAGAAAAAAAGTATAGCGATAGTTGCATTAGGCAACAGTGGTTTTGAATATATAAGAAGTAGAGTTCGCAGTGAGAAGTTTGATGAAGTTTGGGCAATAAACTCAATGTCTTCTGTCATTTATCACGATAAGTGTTTTATGTTAGACCCACCATCAAGATTTCTTGATACACCCAATGCTGGTAAGCAGACGGATATTATGGCTGAAAGATTGCAAACTAAATTAAATGTGCCAATTTTTTCTTGTACATTAGATAAAAGATGCCCTGATGTGGTTGAGTACCCATTACAAGATGTTTTAAAAAAAGTTGGTTATGCTTACCTTAATAATACAGTTGCTTATGCAATAGCATATGCAATATATGTGGAGGTAAAAGAGTTACATTTATATGGAATAGACTTTACACACAAAAACATATCTTTTGCTGAAGCTGGAAGAGGTTGCTGTGAATTTTGGTTGGCTATAGCGGCAACAAAAGGTATTAAATTAAATATTGCTCACAACTCATCTTTACTAGATACAAATGTTCCAAATGATCAAAAATTTTATGGTTATCATAGATTAGAAGATCCCTTAGTTTCAACTGCGACAAATGGTAGCATGTTAATTACAAGAAAATCAAAATTAGACCCACCAGATCCATTAGACTCCACACCAAATATAGTTGGTAGAGAGGATATACCAGGCGTGACTTACGAGGAGAAAAAAAATGTTTAATGTAAACGTATCAGAAATTGGAAATGTTAATGTGATGACATCAAATAAAGGTGGATTGACAAATGAGCAAATAGCAGATTTAGCAGTAGATAAAATTGCAAGTATTTCAGATAATGCTCCCTCTCATGTAAAAGAACAAGCTAAATTATTTAGAGAACAACTTAAAGGAATAATCTATTATTATCTTATCTTGGCAAGAAAGGAAGAGCGTGCTACAATTATTCAAGCCTTGAGATCGAGTGGTCAAAAGGAAACGGCTGAATATATAAGGAGACTCTAATATGGCTATAGCACAAGCAATGTGTACTGCATTTAAACAAGAATTAATGCTAGGTACACACAATTTTGCAACTAATGGAAATACTTTCAAATTAGCATTATATGCAGAAGGTAGTGGTGGAAAGTCATCAACAACTGCAACATTAGGAGCTACAACTACTGCATTTACTACAACTGGTGAAGTAGGATCAACTGGCACTTATGCTACGGGTGGTGGAACTTTAACTAAAGTTGCTCCAACAACTTCTGGAACAACTGCATTTACAGATTTTGCAGATTTAAGTTTTACAACTGCAACAATTACTGCGATGGGTGCGTTAATATATAACAGCACAAACAGTAACAAAGCAGTTTGTGTTTTAGATTTCACATCTAATAAAACATCAACATCTGGAACATTTACAATTCAGTTTCCAACTGCTGATGCAACTAATGCGATTATAAGGATAGCATAAATTGTCAAACACTACCTTACAAGGTTGGGGTAGAGGCACATGGGGTCAAGGAGCGTGGAACGCTCCTATATCCGTTGAAATAGATAGCACTAATCCTCAAATACTTGGGACAACTGCTTTAGGCTCTGTGTTGGGCATACCTGGTGTTTTTGTAAATGTTACTGGTGTTTCTGCTACTGCTGCTATAAGTCAAACAGGTGCTAGTACAGTTACTTATACAGTAACTGTAGTTTCTGGTAATCCTTCAAACCATCCGTATTACAATCAAGGCTCTACTAATAAATATGCAATCAATGGTTCCACTGCATCATCAGATGTCATATTAACTTTATATGAAGGTAACACTTATAGATTTGATCAAAGTGATTCAAGTAATGCAGGTCACCCGTTAAGAATTTATACTGCTGCTGATAAAACTGGTGGTGAGTACACAACGGGAGTAACAACAAATGGAACTGCTGGACAATCGGGTGCTTACACAGAAATTACTGTAGCAGATGGAGCACCAACATTATTTTATCAATGTAGTAATCATGCACTCATGGGTGCAACATTAAACACTCATGGTATTCCTAATATTGTTACGACAACTGGAGCACCAGCTAGTGGTGTTGCAGGAACAACTGCATTAGGCACTAATTTTTCTGTTGTTGGAACAGCTCAAATCACTCCTCCAAATTATAGTGACAGATTACCTACTTTACAGGCACAACAATCTAATGTTGTCACAATACCACAATGTGTGGTATCTTTAACGGGAGTTAGTGCTACTGGTGGCACTGGCGAGGAATTGGTCTACAGTTTGATCGTTCCTAATCAAACAGCTAACTGGCAAGAGGTCGCATAATGGCAAGTACATTTGTTAATAATTTAAGACTCGAAGAAATGAACACTGGCGAACAGTCAGGAACTTGGGGTACAAAAACAAACACTAATTTAGAGCTTATAGGTGAAGCATTAGGTTTTGGCACAGAGGGTATAACAACAAACGCTGATACTCATACTACAACAGTAGCAGATGCTTCTACTGATCCTGGTAGAGCAATGTTTATCAAGTACACTGGAACTTTGGACTCTGCTTGCACGATCACAATAGCACCAAACACTTTAAGTAGAGTACATATTATCGAAAATGGAACAAGTGGTTCACAAAATATAATTATATCACAAGGATCTGGAGATAATGTTACAATAGCACCAGGCACTGCAAAGGTTGTTTATTTAGATGGTGCAGGTTCTGGAGCAGCCGTAGTGGATGCTTTTGCACATTTAGCAGCTGTAGACTTAACAGTCGATGATGATCTAATAGTAAGTGATGATGTTACATTAAAATCAGATAGTGCTGTTCTTGGTTTTGGAGCCGACACTGATACAACACTTACTCATACGGATGGCACTGGACTAACGCTAAACGGAACAAATAAATTAACTTTTGGTGACGCTGCAAGTTTTGTACAACAATCATCTGACGGCACTTTACGAATAGATGGTGAGGCTATAATTGATTTAAACGCTAGTACTAGAGTTGATGTATCTACAGATCTACAAGTTGGAGATGATTTAACTTTAGCTTCTGATGATGCAGTATTAGGGTTTGGTGCAGATACAGACACAACATTGACACACACAGATGGCAGTGGTTTAACTCTTAACTCTACAAATAAATTAATGTTTAGAGATAGTGCTTTATCAGTAAGTTCTAGCTCTGATGGTAAATTAGACATTGACGCAGATACAGAGTGCGAGATCACTGCACCAACAATAGATTTAACTGCATCAACAGCAGTTACAATTAGTAACGATGTTTCTGTAGCTGGTAGAGGCACGGGTACTCAAACAACAGACGATGATGGTAGTTTTGATTTAAGTGTTAGTAACTTTTTTAAGTGCACTCCATCAGGTGATTTTACTTTGACATTTACTAATCCCGCAGAAGGACAATCTGGAACAGTAATGTTGATTAACACTGGTGGTCATACTGTGTCTGCTCATGCTAGTGTTGCTATAAATGCAGATATATTAACTGCCTTATCAACAGCAGGAACGTATATGCTTAATTATTACTGTTCTGCATCTAGTGGCGATAATACTATATTAGTAGGTGCAACTGGAGCTCTAACATAAAATGAGTATACTTCCTGCATCAGGTATAGGTGATGAAAGCACTGGATTTTATAATGGTGTAGCTGAAAGGTCTTTAAGATTTAATGGGTCAAATCATTATCTAACAAGACAAAGTAGCACAGCACCTAACTTTGCAGCAGGAAATCAAAAAACTTGGACTTGTTCTTTTTGGATTAAGAAAACTAAATTTGGTTCAACAGTGATGCTATTAAGTACAATAGTAAATAATGCAAATGAATTTAATATATATATAAATAGCACTGGTTATTTTTCTGTTGGTACTCAAACTACAACTTTATTACAATCATCTGAAGCCTTACTTGATCCTACAAACTGGTACAATTTAATAGTGAGGATGGATACTACACAATCATCAGACACAAACAAATTAAGACTTTATATTAATGGTAACGAAGCATCATATAGCACAGATAATAGAAGTAGTATTTCAGAAAATGACGATTTAGGACTATTAAGTGGTATAAATCATTACTATGGTGGAAGATCAAATGGCACAATGTTTTATGATGGGTACATGGCAGAATTAAATGTTGTTGATGGTTCATCATTAGGACCAACCTCTTTTGGAGAGTTAAAAAATGGCACATGGATACCCGTTGAATACTCATCATCTTATGGAACACAAGGTTGGAGATTACAATTTATAAATACAACATTAAACTCTTCTGGAGCGGCTGGATCATCTAGTACAGTAGGTGCAGATACAAGTGGTAACGGAAATCATTGGCAAGCAGAAAATATTACTGCTGACGATATAAACATGGCAGATTCTCCAGAAAATAATTTTTGTATACTAAATCCTTTAGCAGCAGGAGATGTAAACGATATGTCACAGGGAGCTTTACAATATGCAGATAATAGAACTGGTGGCACTGCTCAAGCTATAGGCACATTTCCCTTATCTTCTGGCAAGTGGTATTGGGAAGTTCATTATGATTATGATCCTGGTGCGTCAAACATGATTGGTATAGTAGCTGTTGAGGAAATAACTGGTAGCCATACAGATACAGACGCAATTATTGGTTACGGAAACTTTTTTGGTTGGGATGAAAGAGGAATTTATTATTATTCAGGTGGTAGCACCAGTAGCAAGACATCTTATGCTGCAGGAGATGTAGTTAGTTTTGCTATGGATGTTGATGCAGGAAAATTATTTATAAGAAAAAACGATGGTTCTTTTGAAGATAGTGGTAATCCAGTTAACGGAACTAATCCAAGTTATACATTTACAGCTAACACAGTAATGGTACCACACGTACAAAATTACAAGAGTTCGAGACACATTTTTAATTTCGGGCAAAATCAAAGTTTTAATGGAGATGGAAGCATAACAGCAGGTACAGAAACAGATTCTAATGGAAAAGGACTATTTAAATATGCTCCTCCCACAGATTATTTGGCGATTTGTGCGGCTAATCTGCCAGATACTACAATAAGTCCAAGTAAATCTTCACAAGCAGATGATCATTTTGATACAGATACATATGCAGGATCTTCTTCAAATCAAACTAGAACTTTAAATTTTCAAGCTGATTGGTTGTGGTTTAAGGAAAGAACAACAGATGGTATTCAACCTCAACTATTTGATTCATCAAGAGCACACGCAAGTACTGGAACAAAGTTACAAAGTAGATTGGAATCTAATGGTAGTTTATCTGAAACAGATTCAGTTGCAATACAATCTCAAAGTGGAAACGATATAGTTTTGCTTGGAGGTGTGTCTACTACAAACGATGCTTCTAGTAGAACTTATGTTGTGTGGCATTGGAAAGCCAATGGTGGAACAACTAGCAGTAATACAGATGGAGATATTACATCAACAGTTCAAGCAAATACAACAGCAGGATTTAGTATTGTAACTTATACTGGTACTGGCACTCAGTCAGATACTGTTGGACACGGATTAGGAAAAAAACCAGCTTGGGTTCTAGTTAAGTCAAGAAGCGAGGCACAGAACTGGCACGTTTATCATCAAGGATTAGATTCTTCTGCACCTCACAATTATACAATATTTTTAAATGCAACTAATGCAAGAGCATCTTCAAGCTCAAATTACTGGGGTGGATCAGCACCAACAACATCAGTAATTGGTGTAGGCAACGATAATTCAAGTAATAAAAGTAGCACAACTTATGTTATGTATTGTTTTGCTGAAATAGAGGGTTACTCTAAGTTTGGCAATTATACTGGCAATGGTTCAACAGACGGAAAGTATGTCTATACTGGATTTCGTCCTGCTTTTGTTATGATCAAAAGATATAATGGAACTGGTAATTGGTTTATGATGGATAATAAAAGATTAGGTTACAATCCTAATAACTATAGACTTTTAGCTGACTCTAATCTCAAAGAGTATACTAGTACAAGTGCAAACATAATTGATATATTTTCAAATGGATTTAAATGTAGAACAACAAGCAGTAATACTAATGGAGATAATGATACTTACATCTATATGGCTTTTGCAGAACAGCCATTTCAGTTTAGTAATGCAAGATAGGAGACAATAATGCCTTGGAAACATAATAATAAAGTAATTAGAGAAGGGAGATCATGGGTCGCTGATGATGGTACTCAACATCCAGCAGTTTGGATGAGATGGTCAGACTCTGCAAAAAAAGCAAATGGATTAACATGGGAAAATTCACCAGCATCTGAAGAGGCTTATGATCATAGATTTTATTGGGGAAGACAAACAGATGGAACCCTAATTGAAAAAAGCCTAACAGATGAAGATGCAAAAGATGATGATGGAAAGCAACTTTATAAAGAAGATGGTAAAACAAAACTTATCACTGAGGGTTTAAAAACAATATGGATACAAAAAACAAAAGAAAAGGCAAATAATCTTTTGTCATCTTCAGATTGGATGATAACTCGCAAGGCTGAAAAAGGAACTGCTATACCTGACGCAACAACAACATATAGAGATAGTGTAAGAACTGCTTGTAATACAATAGAGACAAAAATAAATAATTGTAGTAGTCTTGCAGATTTTATGAAATTATTTGAAACTCCATCAGATAATAGCAATCCTCCTATTTTTGATTTTCCAAGTGAGGAGTAATCGTGCCAATAACGTCTTTAAAGTTCAGACCAGGAATAAATAAAGAGACAACATCTTATTCAAACAAAGGTGGTTGGAACGATTGTGATTTAGTTAGATTTCGTTTTGGTTATCCAGAAAAATTAGGTGGTTGGGAAAAATATTCTATTGTTACTTTCTTAGGTTCGTCAAGATCACTCCATGCTTGGGCAAACTTAGAGGGCAATAAATATTTAGGTATAGGCACAGAAATAAAATTTTACATAGAGGAATCTCAAGGTTATAACGACATCACACCAATTAGACGAAAGGTTGTAAGTGGTGAAGTTGTTTTTGATATAGATGGACAAGTAGTTTTATTTGAAGTTACTGGATTAGCAGCAACAACTGCTTTGGGTAGCGTAACTGTTACGGCTGTTTCAAACGCAACATTTACACCTGTGATTGTCACTGGGGTCACATCAACAGCTCAAATTGGCACTGTTACTCAACAAGAAACAACTCCAGCTGCAGTTGGTGCGATAGGCACAGTAACTATATCTACCACAGTTATTCCAACAAATATTACAGTGACAGATTTTGTGGATGAAACATAATGGCTTTGACTTTTACAACATCAACCTCTTCTGCACAAGCCACCGTTAATGATGCAAATCATGGTGCTATTGCAGGTAGCTTTGTTACATTTTCTAATGCCAATACTGGTAACAGTGATTTAAACACAAAGATAAATAACGAGTTTTCTATCACATCAATTACTGATGCCAATAGCTATGTTATAACTTTAAGTGGTAATGCAGATGCGGCTTTATCTAGTGCTGGATCGGCAGATGCAGAATATCAAATCAATATAGGTATTAACACCGTAGTACCAGGTGATGGTTGGGGTGCAGGAACTTGGGGTGCAGATGGTTGGGGTTCTGCTTCAAGTGAAACTGCTGGTGGTGGAACTTTACGCCTTTGGTCACAAGATAATTTTGGAGAGGATCTAATATTTAACAATAGAGATGGATTTGTTTTCTATTGGGATAAAAGTTTAGGTTTGACATCTAGAGCAAAAAACTTGTTAGAGTTATCTGACGCGGCTCCAAAAAAATCAAGAAAAGTTATGGTGTCTGAAAGAGATCGTCATGTTATCTGTTTTGGTGCAAATCCTATAGACTCAGTTGTGCAAGATAGAATGTTAATTAGATTTAGCCATCAAGAAAACCCCTTTCTTTGGACACCCACTGCAACAAACACGGCAGGTGATTTAAGACTAGGCTCTGGATCAGAGATTGTAACGGCAGTAAAAACTAGAAGAGAGATGATAGTTCTTACAGATACTGCGGTATTTAGTATGCAGTTTATAGGTCCTCCTTTTACTTTTGGTGTTAATCAACTTGCCAGTAACACAACAGTCAAAGGATTCAACGCGGCAGTTGCTGTTGGTGATGCAATATTTTGGATGGGTTATGATAGATTTTATGTTTATGATGGTCGTGTGCAAGTCATACCTTGTTCTGTAAGAGATCATGTTTTTCAAGATTTTAACGAAACCCAGTCTGATAAAGTGTATGCTGGTGTAAATTCTGCCTTTGGAGAAGTGTTTTGGTTCTATCCATCTGAATCAAACTCTGGTGCTAATGGCGGTACAGATGAAAATGATAAGTATGTTATTTATAACTACGATGAAAAAGTGTGGTATGTTGGTTCTTTATCAAGAACATCTTGGGTAGATCGAGGAGTGTATCAATATCCCATGGCTACAGATTCTAATCTTGTTTACAACCATGAAAAAGGTAATGATAATGACGGCACTGCTTTTACATCATTTATAGAATCAAGTCCAATAGATGTACAAGATGGTGATCAGTTTGTCTTTTTAAGAAGAATGATACCAGATGTCAGTTTTGATAAAAGCGACAATGGTTTAAGTAACGATAACAAACAAGCTGTATTTTCGTTAAAAGCACAAAGAAGTCCAGGTGGTGGATTTATAAAAACATCTACAAATACAGTAACTTCTGACACAGAACTTAATCATTTAAGGTTGCGTGGAAGATCATTTGGACTTAGAGTAGAAAGCACAACACAAGGTGTGAACTGGAGACTTGGAACACCAAGAGTTGATTTAAGAGCGGATGGAGATAGATGAGCAGACAACTTGTACCACCAACCTTTTCGTTGCCACCAGATGAATATGACGTACAATATTTTAATGAAATGGTTAGAAGTTTGAGTCAACTTACAAATCAACTACAAAACCCTGGTGAGTTGAGAGGCACTAAAATAACTTTGACAGAACTACCAACAAGTTCTGATGGATTAGAAACTGGTGCGTTGTTTAATGATAATGGTACTGTTAAAGTTGTAACATAGATGTTATAGTAGGTAATATGGGAATATTTAAAAGTTTTACAAAAATCTTAAAAAAAGCCGCACCAGTAATTGGTGGTACGATTGGTTTTGCAATAGGTGGACCTTTGGGTTCTGCCGCCATAGGTTCTGCCCTCGGAGCAGGTATAGGAAGCCTTGTTGGTGGAGCAGACACAGATGACGCATTAAAAGCTGCCTTGTTAGGTGGTATCGGTGGATACGCTGCAAGTGGTGGTAACTTTTTTACTCCGACCGCAGGCAGTGCCGCAACTAACGTAGTTGCAACTGCACCAACCACTAGCGTTGCAACTGGTAATCCAGTCACTGGAGTTGTTGGTGCAACAGGTCCTATGAGTCCAGCTGTAACATCCACTGGTGGTGCTGGTATTATGAGCACGTTAAAAGATTTTGCCACAAGTCCAGTTGGAATTGCTACATTGGGTGGTGGTGCTTTAGCACTCGGAACTTTAGGAGAAGAAGAAAAAGAAAAAGTTGACTTTAAAGAGAGACCTTATCCAGTAGGAAGAACTAGATTAGGCACTGGTCTTATCGATGGAAAGACATTTAATTTAGACGATGAAGAAGAAAGAGCAGAGTATTTTAAAACTTTAAGAGAAAGACAAGGTGCAGAGACATTAGCAGATGGTGGTGAGGTTGAAGGACCTGGAACTGGAACGAGTGATTCTGTTCCAGCTATGTTATCTGATGGTGAATTTGTACTTACTGCCAAAGCAGTAAGAGGCGCTGGTGGTGGAGACAGAGACGTTGGAGCCGCTAGAATGTATGATATGATGTCAGAATTAGAGAGGGTAGCATAATGGCAGATCAAAATATAAGACAAACCCAAACCCAAACCGTAAGACTTGCACCATTTCAAGAAGAATTTTTAGCAGATATATTTGAGAGTGCTAAAGCCTTAACTGGTGAAGGCTCAATGATGCCTTTCGAGCAACAACAAGTTGCTGGACTTTCAGAAGGACAACGATCTGCGATTGCAAATGCACTTGGTGGAGTGGGAGCGTTTCAACCTTTTCTAAGACAAGGTAGTGGAGCAATTCAACAAGGAATCATGGGTGCAATGGGATCTGGTTACGACCCTACTTCTTACAAAGATTTTATGAGTCCCTTTACAGAAGATGTTATTGCAACGACACAAGCAGACATAGCAAGACAAGGACAGATGCAACAGAATCAATTAGCTGGAAATGCCATAAGTCAAGGTGCTTTCGGTGGATCAAGACAAGGTGTGGCTCAAGCAGAGATTGCAAGAAATGTTCTCGATCAACAAGCTAGAACTGGAGCACAGTTAAGATCTGCTGGGTTTCAACAAGCACAACAAGCAGCACAACAAGCAGCGAATCAACAATTAAGACAAGCACAATTAACTGGACAGTTAGGTGTGTCTCAAGCAGGACTTGGACAACTAGGACAACAGATGGCAACTCAAGATATCAACACATTGTTGGGTATCGGAGGTCTGCAACAACAACAAGGACAAAGAGAGCTTGATGTATTAAGAGCAAACAGACTTGCTGCACAAGCGTTGCCTTTTCAACAAGTTGGATTTATGTCAGATATATTCAGAGGTGTTCCAGCACTACAACAAACTTTTTCAACTCAAAGAGCACCAGGTCCAAGCAGAGGGTCACAATTACTTGGTCTTGGAATCGCGGGTCTTGGAGCAGTAGGACAAGCTGGTGGTTTTGGTAACTTCTTTAATTTTGGAAGGCCTGCATGATGAGCGTATACGATAGACCAATGTTTCGTAAAAAAGGTGGAGCCACTGGGATCATGGCTAGTGGACCAGAGCTAATAAAAAGATCTAATGGTGGTGGCTTTAATATTGTTTCAAGTGCAAAAGCTAATCCTCTTTTAACTGGTGACAATCAGATAATACAAATACCACAAGGAGGGGGAACATTTAAAGTTCCTTTCTATGGGAAACCACGACCTGAGGATAGGTTTAACACAGAAATAGAAACTCCTGATTTTGAATTTGGTAGAACCCCTATGGTTACTCCTGCAAGTTTTGGTGCTATACCTGGAACTACTTCTGCTGAAAATATTGTACAAGACGATTTAGAAAAAGATAAGTCTGGGACTTTTGGAAAGAAAATTAATGAAAGTGCTAAAAAAATATTAGATAAAAAAACTACAGAGAATAAAGAAATTGTTGATGAACAAACTGGTGATGTGGTTACTACAACAGAAGATGATGAAGGATTAGTGACAGATGGCACAAGCACCACGGACACTGGTACTGGTACTGATACAACTACCACTCCATTTAATTTTAAAGACATCAAAAATAAAACGGCAGATGAAATAAAAAAAATACAAAATTTGTATTCACAATATTCAACTGATTTAAATAATTTAAAGAGTGCAAACATACTGGGTAAAACAATAGACCAGCACAGAGAAGAATATCTAGCTGTTTTGAACAAAAGACCAGAAGAAGCAACTTTTGAAGATGTAAGAGATAGTGCTTTTGATTTACTAGGGTTTGATAAAAAATCTCTTGATGAAAAACTTACAAAGGATCAACAAGGATCTATTTGGCTTAACATGATGAGAGCTGGTCTTGCTATGGCTGCAGGTGAAAGTCCAAATGCTTTAACAAATGTAGCAAAAGGATTTCAAATTGGTCTTGAAGGTTATGGCAGAGACATGAGAAATCTTACAGATGACTACAGAGAAGACATCGAAAAACATCAAAACACAATGTATCGATTACTAAAAGATAAAAAATCTGAGAACATTGCAAAGAACGCATTAGACGTTCAAAGAAAAGCAGCAGAGTTTTCTATAATTCAACAAACTCGTGGTGAAGAAAGAAAAGATTTACTCGATAAATTAAACACAGAAGTCACCATGAGAAAACTTAAGATAGAAAGTATGTCAACCTTGGCTAACTACGATTTAGAAAAATTCAAATTAGATAAAAGTAGTGCAGAGTTTAACGAGTTGTTAGAAATCAAAAAGGCTCAAATCGCTGGATTATTACCAGATGAAATTAAGGCTGCACAAGGTCAAGGACTTGTTAAAGTAAAAGATCCAAGTAAATTAATTACAGCCGATAACCTAGAACTTACAGAAAAAGGTATTGAGCAAGAGTTTGATTTAGTCAAGTCATTGAAAGAGAGCAGTAAAAAATATCGTCCTAGTGAAAGTATGCAAAAAATTAAGATACAAGGAAGAAAAGGTGGCTTTGGTTTAAAGGCTAAACCAGGTGTAACGCTATCCGATGAAGTCCAACAAGAATTAGGATTAACTCTTCAAAACTTAACAACATCTACAAGTCCTTTTATGAAAGCTCTAGATCCAATTCAAGGTAGTCCTTCTACCGCTTTAGAAATGTTAATTACTGCATACAGACCTTTGAAAGAGAAGGGTATTATTCTCGAATATAACAGTCTGCCAGAGTCGATTAAAAATGCTATAGAGTCTGGTGATGAGGATACTTTAAAAACATATCAAAATAATACAGAGCTCTTTGTAGGATCACCACAGTAATGTTTACCTATGAAGTCGATGGAAAGCAATACACCTACGATAAGGAGATAGGTCAAGAAGAGGCTGAGAAAAGAGTCAGAGCTTTTAACGAAAGAATAGCTCAAGCAACAAAAGCTAGAACTGGTGGCAGTTACGAGGGTTTTTTCACAGAGGCTGGAGAAGGTATTCTATCTGGTCTGTCTAAAATACCAGAAGGTCTTGTAACAACTGGAACTTTAATTTCTGATGCGATTACTGGAGGAAGAGCTACCGATGTAGTTGAAAATTGGTTTGATGAGAGAAGAGAAGAACTAGGAATAGATCCAGAAGGAGCAGCTGGTAAAGTCACAGAAGCTCTCGTTCAGTTTGGTTTACCAGGTGTAGTAGCTGCATCTGCCGTCTCAAAGGCAGGACGAGTTGGTAGAATTTTAAGTGGTCGAGTTAAAGTTGGTGCAAGAAATCCAGAGATAGGTCCTAAAAATGCTCGTGTTTTAGGAACTCGTTTAAGTGACATAAATAAACGAAGAGATCCTTTTAGAAAATTTAGAAAAGGTGACGAGATTGTTTTTCAAAAACAAACGAAAGCACAAAAATTAGGGCGATATGCTACCATGTTGGGTGCGGCAGGTTTAGCAGATGCCATTGTTTCTACAGATGACACGCAAACTATAGGTGATTTTTTTGATGCAGGTCCAACAAATACAGTTGATGCAGTAGGCATGGATGGTCAAGAAAGGGCATTTACAAAAATATTAAATAAATTAAAAGTTGGAGTTGAAGGTGGTGTAGCAACTGCCGTATTTCCACCAGCGTTTGGTGCTTCTTTGAAAGTTTTAAACAAGACACTTAGTGCACGACCCATTGAAGGGTTAACTCAGTTAAATCAATCAGTGGGTAATTTTGCTGGAAAAGTTTTACCTAAGGACACAACTGTTTTAGATTTAGCAAGTGGTATGACAGTGCCTTTAGCCAGAGGCATAATAGATACAAGTAAGAGAGCTATTCGTGCAAGAGAAACACAGTTATTAACACAAGGGCAAGGAGCACGAACATTACCAAGTATAATAGGTAAGTTAGAAGCATTACTGAGATACAGAGGTTTCTTAGATCCAGTTGTTGCCAGAGCAAGATCGTTAATTAATCCAGAAGTAGAAGGTAATATCAAAGTTGCAAAACAAAAGATGCAAGAGATTGACGAAGAAATAGAAAGAGTTTTAAAAAATCCTCGCTATACTGGTCTTCCAGATCACAGTAAAAAGAAATATCTTGATAATTTTATGGATGTTTTAGAAGGAGCTAGAAGAGACCCAGACGTAACTGGAGTAACAGCCAGAGTCAGAAGAATAGCATTAGAAAAAGAACAGAAAATTATAGACCTACCAGATGAACTTTATCAGTTGTATTTACAAGCAGCTAAAAACATTGAGGGTTTAACAGATCAGTTTTTAAAAAGTAAAGTGATAACTGATTTACCAGAAGATGCCGTCATACAAGGTGGGTTGACCAGAGAAAATTTTCAAAGACAAGTCTCAAGAATGATGCGAGAGGGTGGCTACTTAAGAAGAATGTATAGAATATACAATGATAAAAATTATCAAATACAACCTCAAGCTAAAGAAGAGATAATTAGAAAAATTTTAGCTGGTGAGGGTGTAGATTATGGACATATTAGAGGTATTTTGACAGATACTCCTTACAGAATAGATGACGATCAAATGCAACAACTTGTCAGTCGTCAAGGTAATTTAACAAGAGAACAAGCACAGTTTTATATTGATACTGTTGTTAGAAACGCAAAATTAAAAGGTGGTAATCGAGGTCTTGGTATGAATAGATTATTTCAAACAAGATTAGATACAAGTTTAATTAATAAAAGAAAAGTAGATAGTGAAGTTCAACGATTAATACTTGGTGAGATAAGAGATCCAAGAGAAGCGTTTATTTCTACTGTATCAGAGCTATCTAATTTTATTGCAACTGATAGATTTTTAGGGTTGTTTAAAGAATCAATGGATATAAATATTGCAAATGTTGCAGCTAGAAACGCAGCTCGACCCACCACATTGAGAGGAACTCCAGAACAGCCATTGTTTTACAAAATGGACGATGAAATAATAAACTGGATTAAACAGAAACCAGATTTTTTTAACGTAGATCCTAACAACATTAGTAGAGTATCTCAATTAGACGAAAAATTATTAAGTAAGGCTTTAGATGACTGGTTAGAAAACCATCCAAATCATGTCATATTGGGAAGATCTGCCGAAACTAGCGTAGCAAGAGATGCGTATTCACCTGGAGCAAATCAAACATCTAGCATGTACGGAGCAACTTTTGGATATGCTGTTCCTAGAGTTATGTATAATAACTTAAGTCAACATGTTTGGACAGATGCAGATACCATGCCGACACTACTTAGAAATGTTTATGGTTTTATGCAAACTTTAAAAGGTGTCACGCAATACACAAAAACAATTTTATCTCCACTAACGCAAGTAAGAAACGTAACTTCTGCCTCTGGCTTTGCATTAGCTCAAGGCAACGTGGGCAAAGGAGCAAGTCTTGGAACATCTATGAATCTTGTTTTGAGAGACGCTATTGATAAAGAACTTAAGATCAAAGGGATGACTTTCATAGACTTGATAAGAGATGGGAAGACACTTGATTTTCTTGTTGATATGCAGAAACGAGGAGTCATAGGTAGTTCTGCTCAGTTACGAGAGATACAAGATAACTTAAGAAAAGGTTTGGGATACGAAGCAAAAGGAGATTTTGTTGAAGCACAAGTCAGAGGCGAAACACAAGCTCTTGGAAGATCAGACCCACAGTTCAAAGCAGAGAAAAGAAGTAAACTTGGACAATTTTTTAGAAGACCTCTTGGATTTGCAGAGGATTTGTATAGAGGTGGTGATGATGTTTGGAAAATGTACAATTATTTATTTGAGCTACAAAAGTTTAGAAATGCTAGAAGAAAAATGCAGGCCTCTGCAATAAATAAAATTAAAAAGTCTCCAGGCTTTGAAAACTTAACAAGAGAACAACAACAAGCAGGTATTGCTAACGCAACTAAAAATGCAGATAGAGAGTTTGGTAGATATATTGGAGCAAAGTCAGATGCTACACCAGAACAATTAGAAGAGACATTTAAACAATTTACAGCAGATAATATTCGTAACCTTGTACCAAACTATGAACTTGTTCCAGATGCAATCAAAGGTTTAAGAGGATTACCTCTTGGTAACTTTATTGCTTTTCCAGCAGAGATTATGAGAACTGGTTTTAATACACTTGATGTCGCCATGAAAGAATTAGCCAGTGATAGTGCTGCGATAAGAGAGATCGGTGCAAGACGAATGACAAGTGCATTGTTTACTTTTGGTATTTTAGGTGAAGGACTACAAAGATTTGGACAAATGATGACTGATACATCTGACAAAGAAGTTGATGGCATTAACAGACTAGCCGCACCGTGGCAAAGAAATTCTGTTTTAATACCAGTAGGTAAAGATGAAAAAGGTAATCCAGAGGTTATTGATTTTAGTTACACAAACCCTTGGGATTTAGTCGGCAAACCTTTTCACACTCTAGCTCGTTCTCTTAGAGAAGGCACACGATTAGACAAGTCTGATTTTGCTAAAATAAGAGGAGCCGCGTTTGATTCCGTAGCAGAGTTTTTTAGTCCTTTCTTTGAAGTGTCTATGATTTATGACGCTGCCATAGATGTTCTACCAAAAGAAAGTGTGCTTGGACTTGGTATAGGTAGAGGCGGTCGAACTCGTTCTGGTGCTAAAGTTTATAAAGAAGGAGATGGTTTAGGGTTATCCATAGAAAAATCTATGGTGCATATACTTGATACGCTCAAGCCAAATATACTTCCGATAAGAGTTCCAACAGGAGCAGATCTTGGTATTGTTAGAGGACAACCAGTAAAATCTCCAGAGCTTGGTAGAACTGCAAGAGGTCTTTTCTTTCCAGAGGGTGGAGAGTTCTTAGGATTTAATGTGAAGGCAGAAGAACCGACAACAGGTCGAGAATACAAAAGATATGGTGAATTGTTTAGAGCTTTTACTGGACTACAATCTCAAATAATAGACAGAGATAAGATTGCAGAGTTTAAAGCACAAGAGTTTAAAGGACTCAGATCAGAAGCAGCTACATTATTTACTGATGTTTTAAGACTGGAAGATCCTAGTAAAGATCAAATATTAGAAGCATATTTAAGAGCAGATGATGCAAGATACAAAGCATTTAAAGAAATGAAATTAAATTATGACAGTTTGAAAGATATAGGTTTAACAGATAACAAGATAGCTAAAATATTAAAACTAAAAGCTGGATTAGGAAGTAAAGAAATATTTTCTTTAAAAGCAGATAGATATATACCATATCTTCCAAGTAGAGATAGACTTGGACTTGCCAAAAGAAAAGGTATTGATGTTCCTATTTCTGCAATACAAAGATTATTTAGGAAAAGACTTGGCATAAAATTAACGCCACCAGTAAGAAAAAAAGAAGAGCCAAGAAACATAAATGAATTTTTAAGTTTAAACAATGATGTTACGACAAGTGCACCCACAAACTTACCAGAAGCTAGACCAGAAAACTTAACGCAAACACAACCTACTTTGGATGTGAGTCAGAATCAAATCACAAATGAATTACTTAGACCATCTCCAGAAAACAGACAAGTTGCAGCTTTCTTGGGAAGTAATCCAGAAGAGGTGCTCAAGAATATGGAAATAGCTAGGAGGACTGGATGAGGCTATCACCACATTTCACGTTAAGTGAATTTACAAAATCGCAAACCGCAGAGCGAAAAGGTATCGATAACACGCCAGAACCAATACATATTAAATGTATGGAGACACTTTGTTTAAATGTGTTAGAACCTATCCGTGAACACTTTGGTAAACCCATGACAATAAACTCTGGGTATCGCAGTGTAGATTTATGCGAAGCGATTGGTTCAAAAGCAACCAGTCAACATGCAAAGGGAGAGGCGGCAGATATAGAGATAGCAGGCATAAGCAATGCAGACCTCGCTGTGTTTATTAAGGATAATCTTTCTTTCGATCAACTTATTTTAGAATGCTATGATCAAGCAAAAGGTCCGAGTTCTGGTTGGGTGCATGTGTCTTTTGTAGGTCAACCAGAAAACAGAATGGATGTGTTAACTTACGATAGGTCGAATGGATATAGGGAGGGTTTGATTTTCTAACAGATGGCTACGTTAGTTGTTAATCTGCCCTCAATAGATGTATGGGTACGAAAAGAATATTTAAGAGATGGCGAAGACGGACATGGTGAGTTTGTCAAAGGCATTTGGGTTACTGCGAAATCTATTCCAGGTCGAGCTTTCTATTTTGAAACTTACCTTCCAGACTATGGTGCTCTTTATGATAAACTACCTATTAGTGCTTTTACTGTTGAACCACAAACCCCGACTCCAGATATGGATCTTTATAATCTCCAGTTTTGGAATTGCATGGACTATGGCGTGGTGGCAGTCAGTAAACAGTTTATAGGCTCGATGGACTTCGAAGTTTACACAAGAGATCATGGTATTGTAAAAGGATCGTATGTCTGCACTCTTGATAATTATCACGAGAGCATAGACAACATCGATTATTCAACAAGTGAAAAACCAGCAGAACATAAATCGTTTAATTTATTAGAACTAGAAAATGGACAGTTCTGTTTGTATCCAAACAACAGAATGAGAGTGTACGACAACTCACTCACGCCAGATCAACCGTTGCAGCCAGACTTCAAAGTTAGTACAGAAATATATCAAGTAGAGAATGGACAAAAGTTTAGACTCGGAGATACAGATGAATATTTTTGGAAAGCAAAGGATGAATGATTGAGTTCTTGTTGATATTTATGATAGACGAAAAAATTATAGATAGAACACAAAGATTTGAAAGTGTAGACAGATGTTTGTATTTTGCTGAAAGATTAACGGCTCAACCAAATGTTCCCAACGAAGATGGAAAACCTGGTAAAATAATAGCTTATTGTAAACCAGTTCGTAAATAATCATGGCATCAAACTTGCAAGTTTAAAATACTTGCTACTTCGCCACCACATTAAGAGGATGCCGTGAATCAGAGCGAGTTCCGAGAAAAAAGTCTTCGTATAAGAAGCATACAGAGGGGGTAACAACCTCCTCTGGTATGATTACACCCAAAGAATATCTTGTCTTTTGTGTGTTTGTATAATCGTCACTATCCAACCTCACCCCAATTTTGACCTATTTCAACGTCTACTTCGAAGGGTATTTTAAGTTCTGGCACACAATTACACATAATCTCTTCAATTTGATCTATTTGTTTGGCACTCTTGCTGTTTTCTATATTAAAACATAGTTCATCATGCACAGTTAACATGGGAGTTATCCCAGCTTCATAACAATCGACCATAGCTTTCTTAGTTTGATCGGCACTCGATCCTTGAATCAATCTATTTAGCGCCTTGTATGTAAACGCTCTTCTGATTCTACCCTTGCCACCATACTCATCTATAGCTTCTTTCATAGGTAATGCTTTATTATATGTATACGAGATAGGTTCATACATATTAAATCTGCATTTACGACCTAGCCAAGTTCTAATCACACCACTATCGGCTGCTCTTCTCATGGCTTTCTCTGAGATTCTTTTTAAGAAAGGAACTTTGTCGTTGTATTTATCCAACAGAGTCGTTGCCTCCTCCATCGAGAGATCAAGTATGTTTGCCAACTTACCTTTACCCATGCCATACATCAAACCAAGATTAACTGTCTTTGCTTGTTTTCTAGGTATGTCTGCTATATCTGCAACGATCTGATGAAAGTCAGCTTGTCCCTTTTTATACAATGCTACAACATCATCTATCTGTGGATGTCTGTCTATGCCCGTTAGTGTCGCACAATAATGCACAAGCCATCTTGGTTCTTGTGAGGCATAATCAAATGATCCCCACTCACAATCTGCCTCTGGAATAAACAATCCTCTAATTATTTTTTTAATATACGGATCTCGTGCAGGTATCTGTTGCAAATTAGGATTGCTTGAGCTAAACCTACCAGTAACAGTGCCTCCACCATCAGAACGTAAAGGATGAAAGTCACAATGTATACGACCCTTATGAGAGTGTTCAAGAATTGTATCGATAAAAGTCGTATTGGCTTTATTGACCTCCCTTATCTTTATAATTTTTTTCGCAATCGGATGGCTGTGATTTGCAAGAAACTGTTTTGTAAAGGCGGGGGCCCTGGACTTCTCTGTGCGAGAGTACGAAAGTCCTACCGCGTCAAAGACCTTTGCTACAGATGTGGCGACCCACGGTTCCAACGCAACTTTTGTTTCCGTGGCTATCTCATCAAGTAGTTTCTTTTCTAAAGTTATAAGTTCTTTTTTAACTTGCTCTGCTTTTACAAGATCAACTCGTACACCTTTTGTTTTCATGTCAAGAAGCAAGGGTGTAAGTCTAGTTTCTAAATCAAATACGTTACTACATTCTTCTTTTGTTATTTGTTTTCGTAACTCATTCCATAATCTCAAAGTTATTGAAGCATCATGCTCTGCATATGCACCAACATAACGAGGTGGTAGTCTCCACATGCCAGACTTCGGATCTACACCAAACTCTTCGGCAGCGCTCTTGAGCATCTTCTCATCTTTGTAAGTCCCAAGATAATCTCCAGCAAGAGAGTTAAGATTATAATATCTTCTGTTCTCATTTAACAAAGGCGCTGCAACCATAGTGTCTCTGATCTTACCTTTGACCTCTATGCCCTCTGCTCGAAGCCAACCAAGATCGTACAACGCATTGTGAAACACGAAAGTTTTAGTTGTATCTTTACATAAGTCTGTAAGCCATTGATATATAACTCTCTTTGGCATGTTACCAACTGTATGTGCTACTGGAAAATACCAAGAGCTATCTCCAGCTGCAACTGCTATACCTATAATGTGCCCATCTTTCCTACACCAGCCAGGTCCTAGCTTTAGAAGATTCTCATCTCTTGTCTCCAAGTCTATGGCTATCGTGTCATACTGCGATAGATCTGGTATTGTTTCTGGTGGAGTCCAATCAGAATCTACATTACCCCATGCTACATCTTTTATATCTTGTTCAAGTAGATGGTATTGATCACTTGTCATTTTTTTCCTCTGCTCCTAACGCACCGTATCCACAAATATCCACCCATGAATCCTCATGGTCTGGTGTGTTTATAAGTCTAGACATCTTAACAGCAACCATAGCTAGATATACCATAGGCACTGTAACTTTGACCCCAAAGATCACACTCCACATTGTAGCAATTCTTTGATGATTAAGTCTAGCATCTCCGTATACTTCTGCCCTTTCGGTGCTAACTAAACCTTCTGCTTTTTTTAATGCTTTATCTCTTCTCATAAATCAAACCCATACCTTCCTGATTTTTCTATTATATGTAATTCTCTCTTTGCTCTTGTTATACCAACATACCACACTCTTCTCTCGGCATCTTGATCTTCACTTTCGACACATGCTTTTGTCGAGTCCATAAGTATTGCTACATTATCCGCCTCTCCTCCTTTTGCTCTGTGTATTGTCGATACACGGATTCTAGGATCTTCCGACAAAATTTTCTCTCCTCGTCTTCTAGCAGAGACTATGTATGCAACAACTTGTTCCGATAGCTTCAAAACCTTTTGCCAACCCATGAAGTGATTAGCCTCAAATCCACATAGGTTTTTTAAATGTTCTAAGTTATATTCTAAATCTTCAACAAGATTACCCATAGCTTTTCTACCAGCTCTCTTTATCAAAGAAGGATCTATAAACTTAGCAAAGACTTTTAACAATTTTGGCTCTACTGCTTTACCTCTTTGTAAAGCTATCCATACCTCTATCGCTAATAATACATTTAAAGATACAGACCAACCATCTCCCTCTCTCCAGAATATGTAGCCTTCCTCTCTAAGTTTATTACAAACTTGGTTTGCTATGTAATTTGTTCTTGTGAGTATCAACCATTCGCCTTCTCGCATATCTACATCAAGAATATCGTTATGCCATGTAACCATTCCTTTTTCATTTGTTGGTTTCCATTCTTTCTTTTCTCTTGTTGTTATTGATTCTGCAAGGGTTTTTGCCCACACATGAATATGATCTGGAACTCTGTGAGAATCTTCAAGTAATAATTTTTCTTTACTCGCATTTAAAAAATCATTCACATTCACACCCATCCAAGAATATATAGCCTGGTCATCATCTCCAGCATAGTAGACTTCCTCTGAATTAGGAACGAGAACTTCCTTAACCATCTTCCACTGTATCGGTGCTAAGTCTTGTGCTTCATCTATAATTAATAATTCAAACTTTGGTGAAGTGCCTTCTTTAATAAATCTCTCTATCATATCAATAAAATCTATTTTACCTCTTCTCTCTTTAAAGTCTTTAAAAGCCTTGTCTAGCACCGTTAACTGTTGCCAACTCATGTCGTTACTCCAAGTTCCCTTGTGAAACTCTTCTTGCAAATCAACTTGCTTAACACGAGCGAATTGAATTAAAGACATGTATTTGTCCCCACCAGCACCGATAGAAAATAAAGGTCCCTCTTCCATATTAATTGTTTGTGTTGTTCTAAAATCCAGACCAACTAATTTACCTAACTCATTATAATCACGACCAGACATTACTTCTGCCGTGCTCAAACCAAGCCAAGTGAAAGCAAGAGAATGTAATGTTCTAAAAAATAACATGTCTTTATAATCTATTTCTAAAGATGCAACTGCTCTCGTTCTTGCCTCCTCGGCTGCTTTCCTACTGAAAGACATAAAGCCTATCTTTTTAGGATCTTTCTTTTGTAGTAAATGACCCTCTACTATTTTTATTAATCTCGTGGTCTTACCTGTTCCAGGTGGACCGAATATTGTTGTCTCTGTCAAAACGGAACCTCATCTGTTTCTATTGTTATTGGTTTTATTTCTACTTCTGCTCCAAACTCTGGTATCCACCAAACTCTAACGGACTTCCATTTACCTTGTGATGTTTGAAACTTTTTAACTACGGAACTATCTCCATTGTTTATCTCTTTGAGTCTTTCTTGAACTTGTGCTCTGGTATAATTATCGAACTTTCTGTTTCGCAGAAACTCCATCAAAGAGTCTATCTTGAAATAAGTTCTTGCTTCTTCTGCATCTGTAAATGGTTTACCAAGAACAACTTCCTCAAAACTTTGTGCCTGTACTCTGCCCGTGCAAAAGAGCTCGAGATAAGATAAAAACTGTCCCTTGTATGTTAGTTCTTGTGGTACGGCTATCTCATTACAGTTTTCAAGAAGACCATTGACTTGTACCTCCCAATCTCCGTCCTTCATCTTCGGCGGCATGAAGTTTAACTGCTCCATACATGCTCGTTGGAACAGTCTTGGAGCTTGTAGTTCTTCTGTTGTAAGTTCTAATCGTCTACCATCTATATCCAAGAACCATAAACGAGGCTCTGATAATATAACAGACAAACCACTGATCGCAGGCATGGATGTTGTTCCGATACCATGTTTAAGTCCTCGACACACACCTTGATTGCAATGTGAGGACATAGGCTCGTCTTTACATAGATACTGATATTCTTTTTTCTCTAACTGTGATTGTATTGTAACGATCTCGGCAGCAGGTAACGGTGGTGTGAAATGTTTTACATTCAACTGCTCCAACTGCGACTTCCAATTATTAGGTTGAGACTTCTGTAAAAAAACACCTAACTGAAAAGCAACTTTGTTTCTGCCACCTTCATGCACTCCAACAGATAACATGGCACGGAGACACGGAACAAAACCTGGAAATAGATTTGGTTTACCACCCACAGATATCTGCATAAATTTATTTGGATCACATTTTACTGTCCCTAAATGTTGGATAAATTCTTTTAAACTAGCTTCGACATAAGTCTTGCCAACTTTAATAATGGCAAATCTCAAAGTTTTTTCTGCATCAAAGTATGGTAGATTGATGAAGTTGCCCACATCTCCTCGCTCTACCAATACTTGCTCTTGTTTTGGAAATATTTCACAACGTCCATGTCCAAGAGCTGCAGCTATCTCGGCAGCTTTATCTCTAAAGTCTGCCGCTTCCATCCACTTTGTAA